CGATTTCTTTCAGTCGAAGATCATTTACATAAGTTGCCATACATCACCTTTACCGTTTTTTTGGCTTAGACTTTTTAACCGAAGCCACGTGTTTTTTCAAAGCATCTGCTTGTTTTTTATGGGTTTTCGATGCCTTTTCTAACCCCTTAATGACTTTTTTGACTCTCTTCACCATTAAGCTACCTCTTCCCAATCCGGTGTTTGCGTATCGCTCACGCTCGACCAACTTGGTGTTTGTGTATCTGTAATAGTACCCCAATCTGGTGTTTGTGCATCATCTATCAGCCCCCAAACTAACGCAAATCCGACCTGTCCGGTTCCACTAACTCCAACGGGGGAGACATTCGTGTCTGGTTCAACCGCGACAACACCCACTTGTGCAGTCCCTGCTGTGCCCGTGACTGTAATGTTTTGGCCGACTGAAATAGATACAGTGCCAATCGCGCCAGTGCCTGCCACGCCAGTAGGGGTAATCGATGCAGCACCAGTAACGGATACCGAACCGATTGAACCAGTAGCATCAACGCCAGTAACAGAAGTGTTGGCCCCAGCAGTAGCAGTGACAGAACCCACACCACCAGTTGCTGAAACGCCCGTGACACTGAGGTTAGCCGCACCTGAGACTGTAACGCTGCCAGCGGCTGAAGTGCCAGCAACACCAGTAGGACTGACGACCGCATCGGCGGTAACAGAAACTGATCCCACAGATCCTGTTGCAGATACGCCGGAGACCGAGGTGGACGCTGCCGCGCTGACCGATACAGACCCGACAGCACTCGTACCTGCGACACCCGTTGGCGTAACATTAGCTGCTGCCGTAACCGATACAGATCCAATAGACCCTGTTGCAGATACTCCTGTAACTGATGTATTAGCGGCTGCTGCGACTGTGACCGATCCGACCGCAGACGTTCCCGCCACGCCTGTGACAGAGGTATTTGCGTCTGCCGTGACCGTAACCGATCCGACTGAGCCAGTTGCAGATACACCTGTGACATCGACAAGATCAGGTTCGCCCCACGCATCTTCGCCCCAAGTGCCTCTGCCCCATCCAGTAATATCTGCCACATAGTATCTCTAGGCGATGCGGATTATCGCGTTTGACGCATCCGCTGCTGGGAAAGTAATTGTAAAATCACCTGCCGTACTAGTTTTATCACCACCGAAAGCCAACGCACAAACTGCTTTGTTTGAGGCACTGCTATTGTAAATAAGTGCTCCATTAGCTGTGACTGATGCACTGGAGAATGTGAGATCTGAGAAGTCACACAATGCAGTTGTACCAGAGGTTGTTGGGGTTACTGAAGTAAGGTTTGAACCACCACTTGAATACCCTGTACCACTAACTTCGTTGGTTGTAGCAAAAGCAGTAGTGCTTGCGCCTAATGATGCACTGCTTGTAAACAATGCAAGTTTAAATGTATTACCTGTAGTAGCAGTAAAGTTGTGAGTTCCAACAAGTATTTCCTGCTTAAACGAGGTACACATAGCTGTCGATATAGCCATTATAGTCTCCTTAAAATGTTAGCCATCTCTTGTTGGCCTTGTTTCTCTAATTCCGCAATAAGCGTGGTTCTATCACTCTTAATTGCTTCCTTCATGTAGTAGGATATTTGTTGCAACACAGCTTCTTGGAAAGCCTCTGCCTGCTGTGCGATCAGGGGGTGGCAGTTACCACCAATACTAACAATCTTTTTCGTAGCTTGCTCTGCCCAAAAATCAGGGCTATGACCTATATTCTGCGTGGTGGCTACGTTTACCGTGCCGACTTCTACTTCTGATGTACTAGCTAACACGTTATGTTACCGCCTGCTTATATTGGCCTTCTCTGTATGTATCACCACGTAGCTTACCGTCACCCATGTTTTTCAACAACGTAATAGACTGTAAATACATCTGTTGGTACATCTGAACCAAATCAGGCTCACCTTTCATAAACCGTATGGCTTCTACCAAAGAACCATTTAACAACGCAGAATCAAAGTTCTCACCCAACCACGGCAGTGTGCTTGCTGTAACAATAGACTCAGGGTAGTAGCCGTAATGCAACTCAGCAGTTAGGTCTGCGCTAGGGGTGGGGCCAAGTATAAACGTGCCATCATTAAAATTAGCGTAGTGTTTAGGCGTACCTGTGCTAGTCGGCGTGGGGTATGCTTCCCTAATAAAATTAACATCTTTATCAAGTAAGAAGTCATACGATCCATCAGAATTGACTATGGCTAGACTATACACATACAAAAAGTCAGACGGTACGGCTAGGTATTTGTTACCGCTGGTAACAGAACCAGTTACGTTTTTACGAAGCGCAGGAAGCTGAACCGTGTTATATATGGTCTGCTCTGCCTGTTTTGTAAACAATGCAAGCTGGTCGCTTGTAAACGTAGTCTCACAAATATCTTGTATATTTGCGGTCAGTTCTGAGTAGGTCATACTCATAAATTACGCCATCGGCCCTCTTGCCATCGTTCCTTTGGTAGCTGCACCCGTACCACGAACTTTAATTCCAGTGGTTTTTACACCCTTCATATCTGTCTGGGGTGCGCCTTTTACAGGTTTTACCGTGCTTATATTTTTCATAACATCACCTAAGTTGTTGTTACCGTTACCGTACCTACTTCTCCAGTAGCCACTAAATCATTAGGAGTAAGGTCGAAAGGATCTCTACCTGCCCCAACTGGGTTAAATCCATATTGTATCTGGCGGCTACTGTTTACTCCAGCTTCACCCAAACTTCTATCTGGTCTTGGGTCACGTATAGCCTGTGGATCATTAATAGGAAACTCACCCAACTTCAACTGCGGGTGGTCGGGACTCCAACACTCAGGACAGGCTTTTAAGTTTGTATCTCGCCCTTTACGTATTAGATTTTTTAATTGACGTAACTTATAACGAAAACCACATATATCGCACATAGCGACTGCGATTTTCTTTGATGCAAACTGCCTAGACATAACTTATTTTAGGTACAAACCTAGCTGGAGTTTTTACCCGGTCCTCTTCAGAAGCTAATCTAAATTGTTCTTCATAGATTTCTTTAAGGAGAGGTATACGAGGTGCTAACTCTGGTTCTTTCATGGCTATGTAATAAGCAAGTCCTGCTACAAGACAAGGTAAAAATCTAAAGTTCATATCAGCAGTTTCTACTCCACTGCCAGCGTCTTGAACCCTTCGCATACGATAGTATTTAAATATATACGTATCGTTTTTATCTGGTACAGGCCACACATTGATTGTCGGATTGTCTCGTAGTCGCTCTATCCATACCTGTATCGGCCTACCCTGCGTTAGTTTATTTGGTATAGACGCATAAGTACTGACACTAATACGGTTTATGGTTAAATCTTGCTGAGTAGTAGTGTTACCGCTATCAGTACGTATGACCTGTTCTAGTAAATCAATCGTGTCGGCGGGTAAATCATACTCTGATGTGCCTTTTACGAGCGTTACTGTGCCTTCATCAATAGTCCACAGATTAAGCCCACGGTTCTGCCACTCGATTGTTATCAGATTCATAGACCGTCTGGCTGTACGAAGATCATATCCAGAACGCATTTCTCGACCAGCACGTTCCCACGCTTCTTCAGCGATCTCCGTGAAGTCCATGTTGAATGCGGTTGTGCCAGAAGTAGCCATCTATTTCTTCTTAGTTGCAGCTTTCTTTTTAGCTGGGGCTTTCTTTTTTATAGCGGGTTCTTCTACCCACGCCTCGTTTTCTGGGGTATCGGGATCATCAGCTATAAACTGACCCTCATCAGTTCTTGCACGAGTGCGCTTAGTCTCTGTTGCGGGCTGTAACTCAGCTAATGCTGCGTTTGCCTCTTCTTCACTCATCAAATTAGCATTTACGATATCGTAAGTACCGTCTTCTTTATTATTACGAACTTGAAAGACGGGCCTTCCGTCTGAAAAGTTTCCGTTCTGGAATACTTCTAAATCAGCCATTTTTACTACCTCTCACATATAAAGTTTTCTTACGCCTTCCTTTACGAACTTTACCGCAGCCTTTATGGTGCTCTCGCATTAAACCACCATCAAATGCAGTTCTAACCTTTGCTTTCTTCGTGTTTGCTACTACTTGCTGGCCCCCTGCCCCTGCTTTCTTCTTCTTTCTAGCAGTTTTAGCTCGTTCTGCCTGACTAAGAGACTGTGCTTTTGCTTTCGGCAAACATCGATCTGGGTTCTTTTTATTCTCTGACGTACCGCACGGACCTTTTATCTTGCCATCTGTGCCGATACGAACCCACTGTTGGTCACGCCATTGCTTTAATTGTCCCATCAGCCAGCCTTCCTAGCTCTACGTATAGCTTCTTTACCACGCTTCGCAATATCTGCTTGAGTATGTTTACCCGCTGCCTTAGCCCTCTGTTCTAACACCGTAAGTATCTGTATCTTCCTAGCAAAAGGCTTCCTTACTTTTTTAACCTTAGCCACAGTGTCACGAGCATCCTGTGCAGTAGCGTACTTTATAGATACAGTATCTTTAGGATTCTCATCCGTATACAGCCTTCTACCACTACCCTTCGGCTTTTTACCTGTTCCTACTTTAGGATCTTTAGCCATTACTTCTTCTTTTTCTTGCTGCCTTTGGCGTAGTTAGGATCTTTGCAGTATTTAGAAGCTGCCATGTTTGCATAAGCTGACGGGTATGTATCGAAAGTCCGTTTAGCCCACGCCTTTCCTTTCGGGCAGATTTTTCCACCCGACTTAACTTTACCGCCTGACTTATAGTATCTTCTCATCGCATCTTCGTTGGTCTTACACCCTTACGAGCTATTCCAGCACCTCTGACCTTTGGTTTAGAAGCTTTCTTCTTGGTAGCCATCTTAGACTTCATACCACCAACTGCGTAGCCTTTAGACTTCATCTTCATGCCGCCTTTAGCCATACCTTTAGACTTCATCTTCATGCCGCCTTTAGCCATACCTTTAGACTTCATCATACCGCCAGCTTTCATTTTACCTTTACCGTCAGCGGCATAAAACGGAACCTTTTTTCCGTCTTTTTCTACCATAGGTAGCTTACCGCCTTTAGCCATACCCTTAGCTTTCATCTTCATGCCGCCTTTAGCCATACCTTTAGACTTCATCTTCATGCCGCCTTTAGCCATACCTTTAGACTTCATCTTCATGCCGCCTTTAGCCATACCCTTAGCTTTCATCTTCATGCCGCCTTTTTTAAATCTTAATGGAGCTTCATCTTTCGGTGGCCTAAGTAGATCCGACTTCCCACTACGTCCAGCTATTTCTTCTTTAGCCATCTTCTTATCGCGCTTTGTGTCCTGCATTTTTCGCGTAGATTCTGGTTTTTGAGTTCTTTTAACGCCTATATTGGCTGTACCTGCCTTATCACTAATAGCTGAATCACGTTTTTTAATTTGGTCTTTGGCCTTATCCACAGCCGCTTTGCCAAATTTCATCGTCGCTGCTCTGGCTCCATTCGCCATTAAAAATTTAGCTGCTGCTCCTAATACTGGTAGTGCTACTGGCATAATTTACTCCGCGTATAAGTTGTTAAACACTTGATTAACGTCCAACGTGTAATCAAGATCCGATTTACTATAGTGAACGTGCTGTGACGGCTTAAAGTCTGGCGCACCTTCCCCCGTTTCAAACCATGCCGGATGTGTCACTCTTACCCTGTTATTAGGTAGTGCCACTATGTTTCCGGTCCAAGGTCCAGCATCCAAAAGCTCCATGACATGACTTTGCTTATGTTGTGCTGGATCATCTGCAATCTCTGAGTCTGTATAGTCCACAGTAAACATATACTTTGCTGGATACATTTCGCCGTCTATCTTTGCTAACCAAGGACATGGGACAGCACGATCAAGAACATACACCCCGTGATCCCTCGAACTACAGTCCCAAGGTTGAGCGGCCCAGACATCCATAGGTTCAGGCCATTCCTCATAAGGCGTATCACCGACCAATGCTGTAATCGGCATCCTCGCCCACATAGCTCCCCCGTGAACATTCGGCTCACTTTCATCGTCGTATGTCTCTGCTCCTGTAAAAATCACTTGAAAACTCAAACACCTACAAGGAATTGCTGTAACCGCAATCGCCATTGCGTGTAAGAACTCACCATGATACTTCTCATGGTTGTGCGTATACTCTCTTCGCACCCAGCACTTGAAGTGCGGGATGTTGCTTTGTAAATATGCCAATTTAGCATCTCCATCTTTTTCGCGCCTGACGCAGCCTTGAGTTAGGGTCTTTTGCTGCTTTAGGGAATTTTTTCATTTGACCTGCTGAACGAGCACAGAAAGACTTTCTACGCTTCGCTCGACTGCCCGAAGGACTTTTTTCAGTAACCGCCGTCTTTAACTTACTGCCGGGGTTCTGTCGTCTATATTTAGCAACGCCTTTTGCTGTCATACCAGCGCCAGACTTAGTGGGACGTTTATCCCCGCTCTTTATAGACATACCAGACATACCACCCCTCTTGAAGGAAGGGCAGCTTTCTGGTTTCTTTTTGTAGTAGCTACGCATGAAACGCTGTCATAGACGTAAAAGTACCACCTGTATAAGTGATAATTATACCGCTTGGAAAGCGCATACCCTCTTCGGGTATGGTTATATCTCGCGTTATCGTAGCACTAGCAACAGTTCCAACCTCCATCAGGGTTGTACCCGAAACAGAAGTGGTTCTGAATTTTATCGTACCCGCTGTAGCTGAGTTAACTATGTAAGCTCCTTTCAGCCTAGCTGGGCCAGCGAATATGTTATCCGCGCAGCTATCGCTAACTCCAGCTTTCACATTACCTGCTGGATCACCCACAGCAGTTATAGATGCGATAGTCTTGAAGAAGCCACTGCTAGTAGCAACACCCGCATTTGCGCCAGTAACTGACTCTGTTAAAGCATCACCAAAAATATCTGTACCCACTACGGTAAAAGATATTTCATCGTCATCCCCAGCAGAGGTAATCGTAACAAGTTGCCCTGAGTTCAGGGTAACTGAACCACCAGAAGCTAAAGCACCTCCAATAGTTAGTGCTGCGTTGTTGCCAACAGCGGCGCTTGCGGATATACCATCGTCGTCTGCGGCGATACCTGCGGTTCTAAATACCGCAATTACATCAGACATACCCATGATTACCCCCTGTTACGCTATCTGAACGTACTCAATGATGAACGTAAAAGAACCTGCTGTCGTAGCATCAACCGTATTGGTAATGTTGCAGAAGATCGTTCTTGCAGCAGAAGTGTACTGGACAGAAGCAGGGGCGGTAGTGCCACTTTGAGTCTGAACAACTAGAGTGGTTAGCGTTACGTTGTGTTCAACAACCGTTGTACCACCATCAAGAATCTCATCTGTTACCGCAGCTACAATTTCAGCGCCAGAACTAGAAGTTCCTACTTCATAACCAATGTCACCCGTTCCAATAACAGGGGAGGTATCACAGAAAATTTTAATGTCTGTGATAATGGTATTTGCAGGTTGCGTAAACTCACCAATAGCAGGGCTATCGCCAGCGGTAGTGTTAACTGTTACACCCGTAGCAAAACCTACGTGCTTGACATACTTGTCCGTAACAATTCCAGTAGAAGCAATAGATGCAACGTCTGTAACTGCGCCTGTAGTGGCATTTTTAGAGATTACTGTAAACCCATTCTCTGAACGAACTGGGCCGTTGAAAGTCGTATTAGCCATATGTTTCTCCTGTCGTGGCTAGTGTCAGTCACGGGATGCGACTGTCAGGAATAAATTTTATATCATAGAAACAAAAAGGGGGCAACAAATGCCCCCTCTAAGAAGTGTAGTTACACTTTAGGCTCCGGGTGATCCGAAAATTCCGAGTGGGTCACTTACCCCAAACGAATACCTTTCTCTCGCTTTATAACGAGAGTTGCCCGTATCAAAGTCTGCATCCATAGATGTAGCCATTGGTGAACGAACAAAGTGCTTCAGACCGTTTGGTATGTCAGTCGTTAAGAAAAACGCATCGGTATCGGTCAAATAATGATTGATTGTGTAACCACCCGGTACAGAACCGTTGTTACGCAATGCGTTCAAGTCATTATCAGCCGTTCCAACCCTACCTTCAGTCTCTAACAAACGAGTTGCTACGAACTGTAGATTTGGTGGGATAACCAAAGTATTTGGTCTTGCAGCGATTAACAATCCACGCTCATCAGTCCATCCAGCTATCTGAATGACGGCGGCTTCCAAAGAAGTCTCGTTCAAATCAGCAGCCACAGCGGGTCTGTTTGAGTTAGTGCCGCCAGAAACTAGCGGGTGTGCCGTTGAACACAGAGTCTGTCCGTCACCATAAGTAGTACCTGCTGCAAACGCATTATTAAGAATGGTAGCTGCTTTAACTTGCTTGGTGTACGCCATTGCTCGGGCCAAAGCCTTCGTATATCTTGCTGATAACGAGTCATACAGATTATCTTCGATTGCTTCTTCCGTAATCGAAAATCCCATAGCAATAGTTTCGTGCGTGTACCTTGCGGTGAACGCCTCTTGTGCGTTGTCATACTCAATTGCAGCGCCTTCGTCTTTGACGGGGGCAGCAGAAAAGCCTGACAACTTGGTTTCTTCTTCAAAAGAACGGTCAGAAGTCTCTGATTCAAAGATTTCTTTATGCTCTTCTCCATACTTAGCATACTCCATTCCGAACAAAGCGTTCAGTCCGGGCAGGAGTTCTTTAAGTAATTGCGCTCTTGAAATAGCCATTTCTTAACTCTCCTTATACGCCAGTGGTGTTGGCAAATGCGTGACCTGCGTTCCACTTAACATACGCTTCCGTAAACCCGCCAGAAGAGTTCTTGGTTTCTTCAACCAACTCAACAATACGGAAAGGGAGCGTAGCTGTGGTAGCAGATGTATCTGAAATAGCACTAGCAGAATTACCTGTTACGGTGCTTCCGCTATTGTTTACTCCAGCGACATTTGCGCCAATATCAGTGATAGCCAAGTCACCAATCGTTGTACCGGAAGATACAACAGCAACCTTGAACAATACGTCCGTAGCATCGCATACATACGCTTTAATATCTGAAGCGGCTGTGCTTGCTGGGTAGTATTGTCTAAAAGTCACTTGTGAAGTGCTTGGGTCGGTGTAAGTTACACCCATGAAAACTCCAATAGGAGTCATGGCAGCATCAAACGTATCACGCTCGACAGTGCCTCCAGTAACTAACTTGACAGCATCCCCGTAGAAAATGTCCGTCGCATAACCGCTGGCTATGCTGTATTGACGAACTGTGCCTACATAAGGAACACCACTAAGCAGTTTTACTGGCTTTAGCCCATAAGGGGCATCAACTGTTGGATAAGCCATGTTAACCTCTTAACAAAAAATTTAAGTTCCTTTACCAAAATTGGTAACTTTAGTTGTGCGCTCGTTGAATAATGGCATACGAGGGTCGTTTTCGCGCATAAGGTTATTGTCAACAGAGTTCATCTGTTGCCTAGTTTGGTTTTCGTAATAATCATTACGCTCGTTAACCAACTCTTCTGGAGCTTTACAAAGCAACAAACCACCCTGCAATACATTACCTTTGAACCTTTCGTCCGTATCAGTTAATGCAAATTCTGGATGATCTTCTGCTTTTACAGGCTCCCAACCTTCACGTAATTTTGAGGAGACGTTAGTGGCATCAGTTACTCCAAGAGTAGCAATCCGCACCCAACGAAACTCGTAGCCGTCCTGCGGTTCCGGGTTGCTTAACACATCCGGTTTAACCCAGTGTCGCTTACGAGTTTTT